GGAAACAGGTATGTACAATCCAGCACAGCAGTTTGGGCGCCATTAATGGTGACCTTTCTGGTTGATGAGGATTTGAGTAACTATAATGAGGTCTTGGAATGGATGTATAGGGCAGGTGGTCCAGATGAAACAAAAAGGACGTATGATCCTGGTTTACTATACAGCACTGTGTCGTTACATATTTTAACTAATAACAAAAACGCCAGTGATATAGTGTACACTTTTCACAACGCATTCCCTACAATTTTAGGCGAATTGCAATTCAATAACGAGAATGCTGAAGAACTTTTGACGGACATCACGTTACAATTCGATTATATGTCTCTAGATAAAGTTATTTAATTCTTGACTTTTGAGATGAAGTAGGGTATAATAGGCTTTATGGATATAGAACTACTTGAAAAACAAGTCGATAAAGATTTGTACCTCGATGAAACGATACTTGCAAAGGAATCGTTGATAACGCCTACAAAGCACAATAAATACCTCAAAATGGTATTGCGGGAACGTTTGAAATTGAAGAAATTGAAAACGGAACTATATAGAGTGTCATTGGGCAGAACTAATTATTACAACGGAAACGATCCAGACCCATATGAATATGTGTTGAAGGAAAGAGAAGTTAAGGAATACGTTAAGATTGACCCAATAGTGGTGGAGGCGGATGCGCGCGTCGCACTACAAGAGGAGTTAGTCAAGTATTTGGATGAAGTTTGTAAAATGTTTACAGTGAGGGGATTTGCTATTAAGAATGCTATAGACTTCCTTAAATACACGCAAGGTGTGGTATAATTAAATTATGAGCGATATAGTAGTAACAATAAAGGACGATGTGTTTTTACGAGTAGAGTGTGAAGTTGGGTTATCCCATGAACTCTCTGATTTCTTCACCTTTGAAGTTCCCGGAGCGAAGTTTATGCCTGCTTACAGAAGTAGAGCATGGGACGGAAAAATACGTTTGTTTAACGTGTTCGGCGGTGAGGTTTATGTAGGACTTTTGAATTATATCATCGAATTTGCTAGGCATCGTGATTTAACAATCGACTATCCAGAGAAACATCACTCCTACACTATAGAACAAACAGAGGCCATGGTTAATGGACTCCTACCATGCGTTTCAGGAAAACCGATACAACCCTACAGCTATCAAATAAGTGCAGTAAACCACGCTATTAATGATGGTAGAGCGTTGATGGTATCTCCAACGTCTTCAGGTAAATCGTTTATGATCTACTCGTTGTTACAGCACTACAGAAACGTCATAAATGAAAAGATTCTAATCATTGTACCAACTACATCTTTAGTTGAACAATTATACAAAGACTTTAAAGACTACGCGTCTGAATTAGATCCAACGTTCTCCGAGGACAACGTTCATAGAATATATTCAGGTAAAGAAAAAGTAACAGATAAACAAATTATCATCACAACGTGGCAATCAATTTATAAATTAAAGAAATCTTTCTTTGATCAATTTGGTTGCGTTATCGGCGATGAAGCACATAACTTTAAAGCAAAATCATTAACAAGTATTTTAACGAAAATGACGAACTGTAAATACAAGTTCGGTTTCACCGGTACTCTTGATGGGACTACGACTCACAAGTTAGTCCTTGAGGGGTTATTCGGTGCCGTTAAAAGTGTTATTTCCACTAAAGAATTAATGGATAGTGATACGATAGCGAAGTTACATATTGAAGCAATTACCCTAAAATATGATGAAGAAGAAAGAAAGTTCGTCAAAGGAATGTTGTATCAAGAAGAAATTAATTTCCTAGTCGGGCATGTTAAAAGAAACAAATTTATTTGTAATCTAACGTTAAGTAGATCAAAGAATACGTTGGTGTTATTTCAATTCGTCGAAAAGCACGGAAAACACCTGTATAATTACCTAAAGAAAACAGATCCAAACCGTCCTATATTTTTTGTGTCGGGAAGCACTTCCGTTGATGAAAGGGAACGTATTCGGGAGATTACTGAACTTAGCGACAACGCCATTATTGTAGCAAGTTACGGAACATACTCTACGGGTATCAATATTCGCAACTTACATAATATCATATTCGCTCACCCGAGTAAATCTCGCATCAGGAATTTACAATCAGTGGGTAGGGGATTGAGAAAGTCGGAAGGCAAGGATGTAGCAACATTGTTTGATATAAGCGATGATTTGTCTATGAAGAAACATAAAAACTTTTCATTGAAACACTTCATTGAAAGGATAGAAATTTACAATTCGGAGAAATTCGATTTCAAACTACGGAGTATTAAATTATGAATATATCAGTTCTACACATGAAGCACACGGGCGTAGAAGTTATTTGCGACCTAATCGAAATGAGTGAGCAAAATATGGCGGTCACTATAAAAGACCCTCAGACAATTAGTGTCGTTTCACAAAAAGGTAATAACATCGAACTGGGGTTCACTCCATTCCTTATGAATTGTAAGGATAACGTGATTCATATATCACTAAATGATATTTTGTTCATCGCTGACGCCAGCGAGCAAATTTCAAAGCAATACGATTCTATGTTCGGTAGTAAAGTAATCACACCATCAAGCAGAATTATTCTTTAGAATAATCAAGAAAACTCTTTACTTTCATTCAAAGATGTAGTATAATACACCTAATTGTTCCCGTAAACTTTCTGCCTTGATTATACCAACAAGGATAGTAGCACTTAGTGTGAAGTGAGCAGACTATAATATTCGACAAACTGAATTGAGGTCTGTAATTTGATACCATCGAACAAATGGTTAGATAATTAAAATAATCGTGTCAGGACGAATGACTTGAATAAAGTTAAAGTCCGTTAGAGATAAATGAATCGACATTTAGTGGCAAACAGGAAACCGTAACCTGTCTCTAAAATAACTTCGTCTAAATTAAAGTCCTATCTAATAAACCAATAAATCAAATATATTATAAGGAGCAATCTTTGATTGCGACCCTAACGAGCAAAGCGAGTTAGGGGGTAAAGTGATGTTCTATAAGCGTATAGTGTAATTCCATAATTATGCGTATATAATACTTTATGATAAGTGTAGTTTATTGATAAAGGATCTTATGATGGTTAGCGCCTTAAAGGTTCTCTATGACTGAAACTTCGTTTCAGACTCGCTTCGCTCGTTTACCTTAATATTCCATTATTACATTGTTATCTTATTACATTGTAAATTAATTATTCTTCGATTATTCTTCGATTATTCTATTTTCCTCTTGACTTAACATCGAAACTAAGGTATAATATATCTAATGAGTTACTAAAAAACAGGAATAATTATATGGCTAAGAAAAAAGTAGTTGATAAAGATAATAAGAATCATTACATTAACAATAAAGACTTTTTGGTAGCAATAATTGAGTATCAAGAAGACATTGCTGAGAAATTAGAACTAGGTGAAAAGAAACCTTATGTCACTGAATACATTGCAAAGTGTTTCCTTGAGATAGCACAAAGGTTATCATATAGACCAAACTTTATTAATTACACTTATAAAGACGATATGATTTCAGATGGGCTAGAAAATTGCCTTGCGTATATGCATAATTTCAATCCAGAGAAATCGAAAAACCCTTTTGCATATTTCACTCAAATAATTTATTATGCATTCCTCAGGCGCATTCAAAAAGAAAAAAAACAACAGTATATAAAATACAAATACTTTGATCAGAGTGGTGGTTTTGAACAAATGGATTCTCTTCAAGAACATGATAAAGAATCATTTGACTTCATTAACGATCACGGTTCTACTGATTTCCATATTCACATCAAAGAGTTTATAGATGATATGGAAAGAAAGGAATTGGAGAAAAAGGAAAAACGTGACGCTAAACTCTTGTTAATGGATAAGAAAACAACGCTTTCGATGTTTATGGGATCTTAAATGAAAGTAGCAATCATCACTGATACTCACTTTGGCGCTAGGTCGGATAGCAAAGCGTTTTCTGATTATTTTTATAAGTTTTGGACGGATACTTTCTTCCCATACTTAATAAAAAATAACATCAAAACAATCATCCATTGCGGCGATTTAATGGATAGACGCAAATATGTAAACTTCGATACACTAAACCGTATGAGAAGAGAATTTATCCAACCAATGATTGATAATGATATAGTAATGCATACTATCGTCGGCAATCATGATACCTATTATAAAAACACCGTTGAAGTAAATTCCGTTGAGCAGTTGTTTGATATCGGAGAATCAGTCAGTCCAATCGTCGCGTATTCAAAAGCATCGACATTGAAGTTGAGTGATGGTTCTGAAGTTGATATGATTCCATGGATCAACAAAGACAACAATGACGAAGTTATGGAATTTATCTCAAAGAGCAAATCGTCAATTGCTTGGGGGCATTTTGATCTCACTGGGTTTGAAATGGCCAAGGGCGTCAACTCAATGTATAGTTCTATGAATTCCAACTTCCTGGACGGTTATGATACAGTGTATTCCGGTCACTTTCATACTAAATCTGATAATGGTCATGTGTATTATCTAGGCAACACTTACGAAATCAATTGGAGCGATTATAACGACAATCGCGGATTCCATATATTTGATACAGAAACTTTAGATTGCGACCAA